CTATATGGGTATGCTGGAGACGGCCTTCGAGGAGCAAAATTTCTCCGCTACCGCTGCAAAGGACGCCTACAAGGAAATGGTGGGCATCCTGGGCGACGCTGACCAGGCCACAGAGGCGACCAATCACCTGGCGGAGCTGGTCGACACCGAGAAAGACCTCGCCACCTGGACCGGCGACATCCTCCCCGGCATCTGGGCCAAGTTCGGCAAGTCCCTCCCCATCGAGGGCTTGACGGAGGCCGCCAATGAGACGGCGAAGGTCGGACAGGTCACGGGACCCCTGGCTGACGCGCTCAACTGGGCGGGCGTCAGCGAGGACGCCTTCAATGAGAGCCTGGCCAAGTGTACCACGGAGCAAGAGCGCCAGGCACTTATCACCCAGACCCTCACCGACCTGTATGGCAGCGCCTCCGCTGCCTACAAGGAGCAAAACGCGGACGTCATCGCTGCAAACCAGGCAAATGACGCCTGGATGGCCTCTATGGCGGGCGTCGGTGCTGCTATCGAGCCCGTTATCACCGATGTGAAGATGCTGGGCGCCGAGCTGCTGGAGAAAATCACCCCGGCCATCACCTGGGTAACGGAAAACCTTCCCACCGTCGCCGCTGGTCTCGCCTCTATCACGGCGGGCCTCGTGGCCATGAAGATCGCGCAGCTCGCCTCCACGGCGGCCACGCAGGGAATGACACTGGCACAGTACGCCGCAGCAGCAGCGCAGCGAGTGCTCAACGCCGCGATGAAGGCCAACCCTATCGGCCTCATCATTACGGCCCTGGGCCTGCTGGTGACCGCCTTCGTGCATCTGTGGAAAAACAACGAGGAGTTTCGGAATTTCTGGATTAACCTCTGGAAAAAGATTAAAGAGGTCGCAGCCAAGGCTCTGGAGAGCATTAAAAACGCCATCGCGTCGGCGCGTGACTTCATAGCACAATTCGTCGCTAAAGTCAAATCGGTGTTTGAAGGCATCCGAAACTTTATCACCGTGACCGTGCCCGGATTTTTCACCAATATGAAAAATAAGGCCGTCGCAGCTGTGACAAACCTCTATAATTCCGTCGTCAACTGGTTTAAGCAGCTGCCCGGCACCATCCAGCGCTGGCTTAACAATGCGCTGACCCAGGTCGCCAACTGGGGCCGCAATATGGCGAATAAAGCCCGCGAGGGTATGCGTAGCGTCATTACTGCGGTTACTGACACCCTGGGCGCTCTGCCCGGCAAGGTGCTGTCCATCGGCTCCGATCTCGTGACGGGCCTCTGGAATGGTATTAGCGATAAGCTGGGCTGGTTGATTGACAAAATCAAGGGTTTCGCCAATACGGTCAAGGACAAGATCGCCAGCTTTTTCGGCGTTCATTCTCCCTCTACTGAGACGGCCTGGGTCGGCGAGATGCTGGACGAAGGTCTCGCCGAGGGTATGCTGGACCACATCAACACCCCCGTTAAGGCGATGCAGCGCGTCTCCCGTGGCGTCCTGGACGCTGCTACCGGCACGGACGGCCTCGCCCTTGACCGGCAGCTCTCGACGACTGGACGGGCGGCTATGGCCACGATGGGCGTCAATAGCGGCGTCGCTGACAAGCTGGACCGCATTCTCTCCGCCATCGAGCGCGGCCAGGTGCTCTATATCGACGGCGACGCCCTGGTGGGTGCAACTGCTGACAAATTCGACAACCGACTGGGCCAGCGCCGCGTGCTGGCTGCGAGGGGGGCTGTGTAAATGGCAAAAAGAAAAATCATTTTCGGCACATACGACACGGCCCTTACTGGCCTCTGGACGCTGACCGGCTGGGAGTTCTCCCCTGCTGAGTACCAGACCAACATGGTCGCCGTCCCTGGCCGAAAAAAGGGCCCTCTGGACCTCTCCACGACGCTGACAGACGGCGAGCCTGTCTATGGTAGCCGCACCTTGACGGTGACGCTGGAGAGCTCCGAAGGCTCCCGCCTGGAGCGTGAGGCCCGTATTCATACTATGGTCAACTGGCTGGACGGCTGGCGGGTGGATATTGTCCTCCCGGACGACGACGCCCACTATATCACCGGGCGCGTACACGTGGCCAAGGAGTACAACGACCCCGCCCATTGTGCGGTGACTGTGACCGCTGTCTGCGAGCCCTGGCGTTATAACAATAACGAGACGGTCCGCACCCTCACGGCTACGGAGACCGCCCAGGTGGCGCGACTGAGCAACGGCGGGCGGATGACCGTCGTCCCGCTGCTGGTGGTAGCCGACGGCACCGTGAGCCTCAAATATGGCGCCTCGTCCTGGGCGCTGTCTCCGGGCTCTTATCAGCTGCCCGACCTGGTGGTGGCACCCGGCGGCGGTGACATCACCTACAGCGGCACGGGTACGCTGAAACTGACCTATAGGGAGGCGCTGCTATGATTCAAGTCTACGCGGACGCCTCCCTCGTCTATGATAGCCGCCTCGACGACTACGCCCTGCTGGGCTTGACGGCCACGGCGGGCCTCAACGTGGGCGGCACGGCCAAAATCATTATGCCCCCGACGCATCCGGCCTATAACCGTTTTTCGAGCTATAAAACGGTGGTGCAAATCCTCCGCGATGGCGAGATTATTTTCCGCGGGCGTGCCCTGTACCCGGAGGACGACTTTTATAATCGTCGGACGATTACCTGCGAGGGCGAGCGGTGCTTTTTGCGCGATGGCGTCATCCGCCCCTACGTCTACCAGGACGGCCCGGCGGCCATCTTTACGGACGTTATCAACCTCTATAATTCCCAGGTGGACACATTCAAGCAGTTCGTGGTCGGCACCATTACGGTGACCGACCCTAATAATTATATCCGCCTGGAGAATGAGAGCGCGGAGCAAATCTCCGACGTTATCGACAAGCTGGTGGAGCGCTGCGGCGGCTATATCGTCTTTACCACGAACAACGAGGGCAAGCGCGTCATCAACTGGTATGAGGAGCTGGGCTACTGGAGCAACCAGGTGATAGAGTTCGGAGAAAACCTGCTGGACTTCGCACGTAGCGGCTCCAATCCCGACCTGGCGACGGTTATCATCCCCTACGGTGCCCAGGATGAGGTCACCGGCCAGCGTATCACCATCGAGAGCGTGAACAACGGCCAGGACTTTCTCCAGGACTACGAGGCCGTAGCGCTGCGCGGCGTGATTGCAAAGCCCGTCTACTGGGACGATATTACGCTGCCGGAGAATCTGCTGGCTAAGGCGCAGCAGTACCTCTCCAAAAGTAAGATGATGCTCACATCGCTGGAGCTGTCTGCCGTCGATCTCAACTACCTGGATAAGAACATCGACACGCTGCAGGTGGGCGATACCGTCACCGTTCGCAGCAAGCCCCACGGGGTCGACGATACTTTCCAGCTGAGTGAGCGCACCTACGACCTCCTCAACCCCGCCAAGGACACCGTGGTGCTGGGTAAAGAGGTCGCCTCGCTGACCGGCGCGGATGCTGCCGGTGACCGACGGAACACGACGGAGCTGCAGCGCGTAGAGCGCAACGTCCAGGCCAACTATACCCTCGACCAGGCGGCCCTGGTGGAGGAGGCTAAGGCCACGCTTACCTCGCTCATCCAGCAGACCAGCGAGGAGATACGCCTGGAGGTCTCCGAGACCTACGCCACCAGCGAGGGCGTCACGGAGATGATTGCCACCAGCATGACCCAGCTGGCGGACAGTATCATCTTTGAATTTGACACGCTGCAGGCCACGGTGGACGCAAACGACGCTGAGGCGCGGGAGCAGTTCGAGACCATCTCCAAATACATCCGTTTCGTGGACGGCAATATCGTCCTGGGTGAGGAAGGAAACGAGCTGGTGCTGCACATCGAAAATGACCGCATTTCTTTCCTGGATGACGGTGCAGAGGTGGCCTACTTCTCCGACCAGAAACTGGTCGTTTTGGATGGCCACTTTTTGCAGTCTCTCCGGGTCGGCTCGTTTGCATTTGTGCCCCGTGCTAACGGGAATCTATCTGTTTTGAAGGTGGTGGAATGATATGGCTCTAAGCGGGTCCTTTTCCAGCTCTATTTTGAGCGGCAAGTATAAGCTGCGGGTCGACTGGTCCGCCACGCAGAACGTGGGAAATAATACCTCGAAAGTCACCTGCGCCTTTTACCTGGTGCAGGCCAGCTCCTGGAGCCTCAATATCAGCTCCAGAACGGACAACGAGGCCACCATCAACGGGGCGAAATCCACCTGGACGTCTGTGGCCGTCTCCAATAGCGGCGGCAAGACGACGAAGCTGGGCAGCGTGACAAGCGGGAACATCACCCACAACGCTGACGGTACGAAGTCCATCACCATTTCGGCAAAGTTTAACATCGAGGCGACGATCTCCGGCACCTACTATAGCGCCATCACCGCCAGCGCGACGGTAACGCTGAACACCATACCACGGGCCACGGCTCCCAAGCTGTCCGCCTCCAGTGTGAACATGGGCAGCGCCGTGACG